GGAGACAAGAGACAGGACGATCCGTTCCACTGGGGCACCGGCCCGCATGCGGCCAACCTGGCACTGACCTACAAGCCCAAGGCCATATTCATGCTGGGATTTGACCTGCATCCACTTGAGGAAGGCAAGATCAACAACATGTACACCGGGTCAGAAGGCTACACCTACATCAAGAGACCGGTTGATCCATCATACTGGATTTACCAGTTCCACAAACTGATGGGCTACTCGGATCCCGACACGAGATGGATCGTGGTGAATCATAACCGTTGGGAGATGCCAGAGGAGTGGCGCAAACATTCCAACGTGTACCAAGAGACCTATGACGGCATGGCCAAGTTCATCAACCGGCAGTTGACAAAAAAATAATACCAAATATAATTTACACATGATCAAACCAATGGTGGAGCACCTGATGGTGCAACAGCAGATACGCGGACCACACCGAGAGTGGAAACACATGGTGGCCGTGATGTGCCTCAACCTCACTTACCGTAAGCACGTCAAGATCATACTACCACGATTGTTCAAGCGATATCCCAACCCACGGGCCTACCTGCGTGGCAGGTTGAAGACACAACAGGAGATGTTGCGGCCACTGGGCATGTGGGAGGTGAGATCCAAGAGGATACGTAAGATGACCGAGCAGTATCTCGCATGGGATAAAAAAGAGGCCAGTGACCTACACGGCATCGGCAAGTATGGTTCGGACAGTTACCAGATATTCTTCCGGAACACGATACCCGCCGACGTCCAGGACAAGGAGTTGCGGAAATACATTGACAAGCTCGCACAATAGTTTATAATAAGGTTATGTTTGAAAAATACAAAGATGGAGATCTCATCACTCTAAAACTGGCTTCCGGAGAAGAGGTCATAGCGAATTACAAAGGCAACGACGACTCTAGCGTGAGCATAGAGAAGGCACTCGTGCTGATGCAGGGACCTCAGGGCCTGGCGTTTGGCACGTTTTTCTCCACTGCCAGACAGGATGAAGTGATAAAGATAGCCAAGGCACAGGTGATCACGATCGCGTACATCAACGACAAGATCGAGAGCGAGTACAAGAGGATATTCTCGACCATACAGACACCTCCCAAACCCAAGATCATAACCTGATGAAGCACTTCGAGAAACACAGCAGGGGCATGCGGGCACTGGTGGACTCATCAGAGGCACTGCTCAACGCCATGGAGACGCATGGCATAGACCCGGAGACCGTGGCCAACAGGCCGGAGTTCTCGGTGTTGGTGCATTTCCTCAAGAGCATCATAGATGGTGAATTAAATATACCCAACGAGCTGACCGACAAGATAAGAGACTCGGCCATGCAGTTGGAAATTGATCAGAAGTTGAACAAGAAGTTGAACTGATGATCGAGAGGACTCAAAGACTTTCATCCCTCTATAAACACTCTGCAAGTCATCGAAACAAGGAGAAAAGATGACTTACTACTCAACAAAGACATACGGACACAACATAGGACTGGCCTGCGTTTTCAGACAGCCCAACGCGGACCACTCACACTGCCATTTGCTACACGGCTACAGCCTGGCGTTCAGATTCACGTTTGGATGCAACGAGTTGGACAACAAGAACTGGGCGGTGGACTTCGGAGGACTGAAACCACTCAAGAAATGGTTAGAGGATCACTTCGATCACAAAACCGCAGTTGACAAAAACGATCCACATCTGGACAAACTGAAAGAACTGGAGAAGCACGACCTCGCGGAGATCGTGGTGTTCGACGGGGTAGGTGCGGAGATGTTCGCCAAGCACGCCTTCGACTTCGCTGACCAGTTGATACGTGAGAAGACCAATGGCAGATGTTTCGTAGAGAGTGTGGAATGCATGGAACACGGAGCCAACAGTGCCATCTACACAAGGAAATAAATTACTATTCGAAACGGTCATTGTACAATATGACACCCAACAGGTGAGGATCAACCTGTATGATACTCCTTTGGGTCGTAGATTCGTGGAAGCACTCAAGGACAATCTTGTTAAAAAGAGAATACTGGAAAAGAACTTCTGTTTCCTGGGGTGGGCCGATTCTAGTAGGAATCTAAATTTCCTAGTAAAGGAACTCAACAAAAACATCGCGCAGATAAACTCATACAATTTCAATCCACCCTACGAGAGGATACATCCTTTCGTCAGTGATGACTTCCAGTACAGCAGTGGTCTTCCTATCGGCCGGGCGCCGGACGGAGACATCACCAAAACCTTGGGCAAGAGATTGAAACACGAGGCCTGTAATCTGCTCCATAGGTACTTCGAGGACCTACAAGGCAGTGCTTGGCAGTTGTCTCCCTACTACCGACAGGCTGACTATAAAACCAAGTACGCGATCAGACAACTCAATAATGTCTGTCATGAGATAGAGAGCTGGGTCAATGCTGATCGTAAGGCGTCCTTGGAACCGGAATGGATGAGGCCATCACAGATCACAACGTTCCTCAATGCACCCAGGTACGATTTACACCCAGAGGATTACGAACTGTTCAAACAGAACAGATACGATAGAGAACTTGGAGGAGTTTACCTGCACTGGAGTCAAGTGGGCAAGACCCTGTACGAGGTGTTCAGGGATGAAGGAGCACCAAAGATGACCGATGCCATGTGTAGCGAGATCAACCATCAGAAATATTACTCTGGAGAGTTCGACATAGAGTGGGGTGACACCATCACGGAATCCCAACACGATTTCAAAAGGGAGGAAATGGCTCAATACAGGGCATGGCTCAAGGACAACGGCTATGACTGGGATGATCTTAAACTCGCACTAGGCTACATCAAGATAGGACAGGTGGACATGAAATTGGCATTCGGAGATAAATCTTTCCTCGATGTGTATGACGTGATGAAGCACAACTTAAATATCACAGGAATACACATCATTGGCACACAGAGCTGGCAAAATTTATATGACTACAGGCTGGGTGACGAAAGGTGGCAACAGATACAGATAGAACACTTGAAGGAGGGTTATGAATCACGTGGTATGCGTTAAGTGGGGCAACAAGTATATCCCTAAGTACGCCAACGTATTGAACAGCATGGTGAAGAGGCACACCACTGTGCCCTACCAGTTTCACTGCCTCACCGATGATCCCACTGGTCTGGATGCAGATATCAACGTGATTAGACTGCCCGGGGATCCATGGATCAAGTCATGGTGGAGCAAACTATGGATGTTCGCACCCGAGATGCCCATCAAGGGCAACATACTGTATTTTGATCTAGATGTAGTAATATTCGACAACATAGATCCCTTGTTCTCACACCCAGGCAAGTTCAACATCATCAGGGATTTCAACAGGTGCAGGGTCAAGGACTGGAAACTGAGCAACAGCAGTTGTATGCGATGGCAGTCCGGTGCCATGGACTACCTATGGACGGAATTCAAGGATCGCTCCGCACAGATCATGCAGTCAAATCACGGAGACCAAGACTGGATAACCAAAAGGGCACGGGATGATATCACTTGGTTCCCGGAAGAATGGATCAGATCATACAAGTGGGAGATGGTGGGACTCAAGGACACCAAGCTCTTGACCAAGGACGGCAAGAAATGGTTCCGCACTCCGGCCAAGATAGAGCCCGGCAACCGGGTGGCGGTGTTCCATGGTCTGCCAAACCCCATGGAGTGTGCTGACAAGTTCGTGGAGGACAACTGGAGATGAGTTATGGACAGATCAAAGTCAAAAGGGCCAAACCCGGTCTAGACGAGATACCCGAAGACTGTGGATATGAGAAGAGGTTCAGATACAATATAGACATGAACAACAACGGAATCTCCGGTGAGTGTATAGAATGGTGCCAGATAAACTGCAAACACAGATGGGGGTGGTGGTTCGAGCAGAAGGATCTTTACAGTACTGCTTGGCACAACTGGGAGGACCAGAATGCCTACATGAGTTTCGCCAGCAAAAGAGAGGCCATGAAGTTCTGGCTGACCCTAGGAGTTGGCCATATAGCGAAAGGCAGAGATAATTAACAGTATGAGTCTATTCCTGATCACTGACGCCGCCAAATCACAGATTGAACGACTGCTGGAGAGGAACCCCGGCAAGTGGGCTGTGAGCCTTGCGGTGCTGGGTGGTGGATGCGCTGGCTTCAAGTACGAATGGGGATTCGCAGACACCAAGGAGAGCATAGGCGATGGTGATCACGTGGAGGACTGGGGCACGGGACGTTTCGTGGTAGACGAAACCTCGATGCTGTACGTAGCCGGAACCAAGATAGATTGGATCGAGGAAACATTCGGATCACAGTTCGAAATATCAAATCCCAATTCGACCTCCGCATGCGGTTGTGGAGAATCATTTGGCATCTGATGGACACCGCATTCGTAATAGGTAACGGTGAATCCAGGAAGATCTTTCCCATAGAAACATTAAAAGGTAACGGTATAATATATGGATGCAACGCCATCTACAGGGATCATCCTATGCTGTGTGATCACATCGTGGCGGTGAACACGCCCATGTATGAAGAATTAAAACAGTGGCACGATAAAACAGACAAGAAAATTCAGATACACAGCAGGGACGACATCAGTGGATGGAACTACATCTGTGACGGAGACCATGAGACTGACTGTCCACAGGGATTGAAACTGTACCGGATATGGCGTGGTGGCAATCTCAAGAAAGGAGGCCGGGTCAGGACCGTGGACTTCTCGGAGTCAAGGGGTTCAGGTTGCTCGGCAGTGCTGATGGCGGCCGAGAGTGGTATCAAAAATGTAGTGATCCTGGGATTCGACATCATGGGCGCACAGCAGTGGGAGATGTCAGAACCTAGCAGGATACAGAATAACATCTACAAGGATTCCCCCAACTACCCAGACAGGCACAGTATGAAGGCCTACCTCAAGTACGAGTGGATGTACCAACTGAGGCAGACGTTCAGGCGATTCCCTGACACCAACTTCCGTTTCATCAACAGGCGCGAGTACCTGGACGGCAACACGTTCCTGAGATGGTACTTCGATCAGCCCAACATACGGTCAGGCATCTACGCTGACCTACAGCGTTGGATCACGGGCCGGCGTGACGACATCAGTTGGATGCGATTATAGATCACAACGGTCACAGAAGTGCTCGTGGCCCTTGTCCATGCGTTCGGGATCTACCCGTGATTTGGGCTTCTTGAAAGTTTCTCCACAGCGGTCACACTTGAAGATGTACATGATGTTGTTGCGACGAACGGTGTGGCAGACACCCAGTTTGCTCTCCCTCTTGAACAGTTTGAGGGTCTTCTGCGTCTCTATGAACATATTCATATTTAATAAATACGCATAACAGATTATGGCTAGATTAACGATAGACACAGGAACAGCAGGAAATCCAGCGACGGGCGACACTTTACGCACGGCCATGACCAAGGTCAACGCCAATTTTGCGGAGTTGGCCGGCGATCTACAGATGTCAGGCAACACTTTATTGAGTGCTGACACCAACGGAAACATCATATTAGATCCAAACGGCACGGGACAAGTACAGGTCAATGCTGACAGATTAGTGATCACGACCACCAAGACACCAACAGCAATAGGAGCCACGGGTGATGTAGCGGGATCAATCAGTTGGGACGCGACCAACCTGTACATCTGCACTGCCAACTATGATGGTTCAACTGCCATCTGGAAGAAACTAGTATTACAGGCGATATAAAATGGCGAAACAGACGATTGACCTAGGTACATTAGGCGGTGCCGACGGTACCAGTGACAGCATCAGGACCGCGGGCGCCAAGATCAACTCCAACTTTGACGAGATCTACGCCAACTCGGCCATGTCATCTCAGATCAGTATTTCGGGCAACAACATCAAAAGCACACAATCCAACGCTGACATCTTCCTGGCAGGATCAGGAACTGGCGTGGTTGCCATCCCGACCATAACAATAGATTCAAACATCAACATCACAGACAACGTGATCAAGACCACTCAGTCCAACTCCGATCTACAGTTGGATGGTACTGGTACGGGATCGATACAGATCACAAAGTCAGACATCAACTCCGGCGACATAGACAACACCGTGATCGGAGGCTCATTGCCACTGGCCGGAACATTCACCACACTGTCTTCGACATCGCTGAATGCGGACGGGGTGGTGATCACTGACAACATCATCACTTCAACATCTGACGCTGACCTAGAGATCAGCGGCAACGGTTCTGGCACAGTTTCCATCGAAGGACTTAAGATGCCATCCACAGACGGCGCCCAACACCAAGTGATCAGGACAGACGGCGCCGGGAACCTATCATTCTTCAGTTCACCCATTCTTTTCGACCAAACATTAATAGACGATGGCACGGCCACCCTCACTGCGACTTCGGCATACCAGACCATAGATTCCTGGGACCTCAGCACCTACAGGAGCGCCAAGTACCACATACAGATCTCAGACGCCACGGCGGACAGGTACAGGTTGATCGACGCCACGGTCACTCACGACGGATCTATAGCATATATAAGTGTTTTTGGTGGTGTGGACAACGGCGATGCGGACGGGTCCAGCGTTTATGACACCATGGATCTCAACGCCATAGTTGCGGGCGGCAATATTGCCCTGCAGGGAAGATTAAATAACACTAACAATCACGTGATAAAATTCGTGAGGAGATTGATTAAGGTATAATGGCACAACAGACACTGAACATAGGAGCAACGGCCAATGATGGCACAGGTGACACGCTACGCGTGGCCATGGACAAGGTCAATGACAACTTCGATGAGATATACGCCAGTCCCATCATCAGCGATTTCATAACCATCACCGGCAACGAGATAAGAGCCAACAGGTCCAATGATGACCTAGTGTTGGAACCATCGGGCACGGGTGTGGTCACAGCACCAGCACTTACCATAGACTCCAACATCAACATTACTGACAACGCAATCAAGACCACGCAGTCCGACTCCGATCTTATTTTAGATCCAAACGGATCTGGCAGTGTTGTGATCGCCAAAGTGGACATCAACAGTGGTTCCATTGACAACACAGTGATAGGGGCCAACACAGCCGTGGCGGGCACATTCACCACGCTTACAGCCAACACATCGGCCAGCATCGACGGTGTTGTGATCTCAGACAACACAATCACCACGACGTCAAACGCAGACCTTGAATTGACAGGTGCAGGCACGGGCACGGTTTCCATAGAAGGATTGAAATTCCCAACGTCAGATGGGACAACGGGCCAGTTCCTCAAGACAGACGGCGCGGGCAATCTAGGATTTGCGACTGCCACTGCTACGCTCAGCCATTCAGACATCAACGACAACACCTCAACAGTGGCGTCTTCCGCGACCACAGTGATAGACACATTCGATTCAGCCACTTACAGGAGTGCCAAATACTACATCTCAATATCAGACACCACCAACGACAGGTACGAGATGGTGGAGGCCAACGTGGTGCATGGTCCCAGTGCTGACAGCACGACAGAGGCCTACATCACGGTGTTTGGCGAACTGTCGAATTATTCCAGTGACGGTTCAACACTTCCTATAGCACAATTCTCAGTTGATGTGTTGAACGGAAACGTGAGGTTGAAGGCCACAAACATCACTAGTGATAGCACTGTGTTCAAGTTCCAGAGGACAACAATAGACTTATAATGTAAAGTAGTTTAAACTACTGACAAACCACATATGAGAAGGAACAACAGAAGACCACAGCATAGATCACCGCGATCAGAGATCGCAAGGTTAGAGGAACAGCTCAAAAGGACCACGGATCCGGTTGATCGCGAGGGCATAAGACAGCACATAGAACACTGGCAACGCACCCAGAACGACAGGCGCTGATCTCCAATAAATACCCGTGTAAGGAGTAAGATCAATGGCAACACCGGTGTGGACCACCAAGTCAGGCAAACTGGCCACGTTCAACGAGGACAGTTCGTATTCGCTACAACTGGAGGCGAATGACCCAGTAGCACTAGGTGATTCAACGGCCATAACTTACTCAGTGATAGCAGGAAGCCTGCCCTCGGGCATGAGGGTCACATCAACAGGACTACTGACGGGCACTCCGGCCCAGGTTGCCAAGAGAACTCTTTACACCTTCGTCGTGCGAGCCACGGCCGGTGCCCAGATCACGGACAGGACCTTCAGCATAGACATAGAGGGACAGGACGCACCTGTTTTCACCACGGCATCGGGACAACTACAGTTGGATGATTCCACACGCGTGGGACTGTACTGGGTGTTGGATGGCGAGTACGTGAACTTCCAGTTCCAGGCCACGGACATTGACACCAGGGTGGGAGGTGAGATAAAATTCGAGGTGATTTCGGGAATACTACCGCCGGGACTGACTCTGCGAGAGGATGGATTGCTTTCGGGCACATGCCAACTCACGGATGACTACTTCGAGGATTCCACGAGGCAGATAGCAATGACCTTCCCTATAACGGTTAGGGTCAGTGACAGCACAACAGTCACAACACAAGAAAATTCGATCTACGTCTACTCTGCGGCATACTGGAATGTGAACAATCCAAACATCACCGTGGACATGACCGAGATCAACAATTTCCCGATCACTATGGATCACACATCACAGAGGAGACCGGTGTTCCTCACGGACAGCAACCTTGGCACTTTCAGGCATGACAACCAGATGGTAATCAAGATAGACGTGGATGACGCGGACTCCACCGGCAATGACCTAGTGTACTCTAAAGTGGGAGGCACACTGCCCACAGGTCTACAGGTCGATCCCAACTCAGGTGAGATATATGGCTTTCTACCTAGACAGGGAGCGGTCACAACGGATTATTCATTTACTATAAGGGCCACGAGGACCATGCCTACTGGACAATTAGTCTACACCGACCAACTTTTCACCATGACCGTGCTGGGAGAGATAGACATAGGTGTGTCTTTCACTACTCCCACAAATGTGGGCACACTGACAGCAGACATACCAAGCACACTATCTATACAGGCCAAGGCGGACGAGCCAAACAGGGTGTTATCTTATTCAGTCACAGGTGGGGCACTACCGACTGGCATTACACTTTCACCACTGGGCAACCTGGTGGGTATCATAGACCCCAGCGACTTCACGGACTCCACGAGGACTTTCACATTCACTGTTACAGTAAGTGACCAGTACCAGACTTCAGCGGCCACGAAGGAGTTCACTGTGACAATCAACATACCTTACACCACCATAGAGTACGGAAACTTGATGGGACATGCCACATCATTCATAGACCAGAACATATTCTACAACATAGCACAGGATCCCAACATCAACTCGCCGGAGGAGATCTATAGACCAGAAGACCCTAACTTTGGCATGAAGTTGAGGCCCGAGATGCTGATGATGGCGGGTGTGGAGGCACAGACGCTGACCACTTTCCAGAATCAGATGGAGTTGAACCATGCACCCATAACACTGTGGTTCGGCAACATCAAGACAGCGGTGGCCAAGCAGAACGGCACAGTTCTGTATGAAGTTGTGTACATCGACATGGTAGACCCTTTCGTGAACAATGACGGGGTTGAAACGGGTGCCACAACGATTCGCCCAAACGCCGTAGAGAACATGAGGGACAGAATCAAAGTGCTGGGTCATGACGAGTGGACCTTCCTACCACTGTGGATGAAGACAGAGCAGGCGGGCGACCGAGGACCACTGGGATACATCAAGGCTGTGCCCATACTGTACTGCAAGCCAGGAACTTCCGCCAAGTTTAAGAAGAGAATAGAGGACTTGAAGTTGGAATTCAAGAACATAGATTTCATCATAGACAGGTACACTGTCAGCAAGAGCAAGGTATCTCCGATTTCGTTCATTGGTGATGGTTCAACACTGTCATTTGAGTTGAACGAGATAATTCACGAACAAGATATTTTGGTAAAAGTTGGCTCAACCACACAGACACGCGACGATACCGGTGATGGCACAGATTATCATCTCACCCACGATGTGGCAAATCAACGAACCACCATTGTTTTCAATATCGCGTCAGTACCCGCAAACGGAGATGTTATCAGGGTGGAGAGATTGAACGATAAATATCTAAGATTTAGGGACATAATATAATGGCAAGCAACATAGTACCAGGAAACATTGACGGAACATATCCGGTGGCCGGACAGGACAACAGTTCACAGGGCTTCAGGGACAACTTCAATGCGATCAAGAACAACTTCACGGAGGCCAAATCCGAGATAGAGACACTACAGTCTAACAAGGCCAATCTCAACGCTTCAAACGACTTCTCCGGTAACATAGTATCAGACGCTGAATTGAAAGACAACTCAGAGACGGTGTACGCACATGGTTCCATAGACGGAACTATCACACTAAACCATGAGAACGGACACTACCAAACACTAACGACATCAGGAACAATCACGTTGGGTTTCTTGAACATGCCCGCATCAGGCAAACTGGGTAGGATCATACTGGACGTCACAGTGGCCTCAACAGCACACACAATAACAATACCATCTAATGTTTTAGTTTCCGGTAACGTGTCAGGCGGTGACGGCAGTTCGGACACAATCACTGTGCCCACTTCAGGCAGATACCTGTACGAGTTCATGAGTCCAGATGGTGCAACGACCATACTGATGCATCAGTTGGGCAACAACTACATCTAATAGGAGGTAGTGATGTATTTCCATCCATTACAAGAAGAGATAGCAAACATGAGCGAGGAGGACATCTCTAAGCGCATCAAGGAACTGTCGAGGAAGGTGGCTATAGCGAGGCGTGGAAGGAATCCTGAGATGCTGGCCAATCTACAACAGGCACTCATGACCTACCAGAACGCCATCCGAGAGAGAAGGTTAGAGGAATGGCACAAGAACAACAAGAAGTTAAGGAACGAACCAGATATCGGCGACCTCATCAACATCGACTAGTAAGTAAACTAGATGTCAAGCAGTTTCACCTGGAAGACCCGATTCAAATCAATAATCATAGTCGATGGCGAGTTATTTCCTAACGAGTACAAGGTTGAGATATCACTTACCCCACACACGGCAGATCTCAAGGAACAGACAGCATACTTCGACAGGCTCAAGAACCTTTTCGAACAGGTTTTCGCCAACACCGTGACGACCTGGCGTGAAGAGAAACTGTATTCGGTACTCAGACAAAACAGCACTAACCGTTTTATTGAATTACCAAGACCGCCCTATGACCAGATCATGGCCGCGGTGTGCTACTGCAAGGCCAACAGCATCTTGGACAGCAAGATCATCATAGAGAAGATCGCACTTAGTTCATGGCAAGGCGATGGTATTACCTACACGGTTGACAAAGACAGCACAGAGCTTATACTGTTAGATAGGCCTGACTGGTTCTCCGAAGAATACAGCCAGTTCGACCCATGGTGGTTGAGGCCAGACACGGCGACATATGATGAAGAACTTGACAAGGGCATATACACAGGACACTTCAGTTGGACGAACCAGAAGATCGTCGTTGACAAACAGCACCAAGAACATGCTAAAATATTCGAATTCAACCCAAAGGTGCTAGATGGCGGAAAAGACAAAGACAAATGATCATGGCGACGTTATCTTCTCAGAAGAGGATGCTATCGATCTACTGTACACCAATCCAGACTTTGATATATCGAAACTGTTCTTCGAGAATACGGAAAAATACTCGGCGGCATTAAAAGAACTTGGGTTGGATCTCCCAACCATAAACACCGCACCGGACAGAGAATCTGTAGCAGAATTTGACAACAAAAATATCAACAACTGGCACATGCCGGAGAAGTATTACCAAATCAACGTTCTCGAATGGATGTTGGAACGATGCCATAACGACGCAGAGAAATTGCGTGTGCAGATGGAATACGACCTCTTCGAGAAGAAGAAGTTCGTCCGGGTGCTACAATTCCTGATCTACTTCGTGGACACACTCAGGGCTAACAACATAGTGTGGGGTGTGGGCAGAGGCAGTAGCGTAGCCAGTTTCTGCTTGTTCTTGATCGGAGTACACAAGATCAATCCCCTGCTGTACAATTTGGACATCACCGAATTCTTGAGATGATAAGTAATCAATATAGGAGCATATTAAAATGGTAGCAAGACCCACAAGAAAAAGAATGTACAGGACCATGCAGGGACGCATGGTAGACATAGAGAAATTGCGAGCGGCCAACGAGAACGTACAGGCAGTCGGAAACATGAACGTAAATGCACGTGGAGACATTTTAGGACCAGGTGGACAGATAGCGACCAAGAAGGAAACAATTATTAAAAAGTACTACGAACAACCTAGGGGTATGGTTGACGACACTCCAGCCAGAGCCAAGCCCGCACCAGCACCGAGGACACCACCAAAACAGACCGTGCAGACCATGACCCCTGTCACCAAGACAGAAGTCAAACAAAAACCAGCACCAGAACCCGTTGTTGCACCCAAGGTTGAGGCAGAACCCACACCGGTCGCAACATTTAAACCCAAAACAGAGACCGCAGAGAAAAAAGGCATAGACGCCGCTCTTGACGGACTGGAATAAATCTGCTAACATAGTCCAATATGGGACAAATAGAAAACTTACAAGCAAAGGGATTTGGATCACACGGTGGCAAACAGTACACCGTTGACTACGACATCACACCACTCAAGAAGCGTGTATTAGTTTCTAACATGCAGTTCGGAGCCACAAAAACCAAAGGTGGCATAATTCTGATGGATGACGACGGCACCGAGGCGGGAATACATCCACGTTGGGCCAAGGTATACGCAGTGGGTGATCAACAGGACGACGTCCAAGTTGGACAGTGGGTACTGGTAGCACATGGCAGATGGTCGAGGGCACTCAAAGTCAAAAAGAATGATGTGGAACTGGAGGTGAGGATGATAGACGAGAATGACATCCTGTTGCTTTCAGATGAGGAACCAGACTTCAACAACAGGCAGGCCGGCTACATCAACACAGGCGGCATGAGACAGATGACTTCACTGCCGGGCAATGACTAAAGCAATCAAGGTAGAAATTAAAAAGTTAGTAACAATGGCGGACATAGGGCTAGGTGTAGAACGTCCTTTGAACAAAGAAAAGAAGGCCTGGATAAAATCACTAACGAAGATCAAGACACAGAAACCCATACTGGTGGCGCCCATAAAGGATTCGGGATACTATATATTACTGGATGGCTGGCACAGGGTACAAGCACTCAAGAAACAAAAGAAGACAACAGCAGTGGCGATACGAGTGCCCGTCGCACAGGGCCTACAACTGGCAAAGGCCAACAAGATCCTCAGAGATGTAGACAGAAACAGCAAATTCAAGTTAAAAGTGTCCGGTTTGATCAATGATTGGGCGCAATCACAAATTGACAAATAGCCGATCCGTGCTATAATTTAAACATGATACAGCGTTTTGGCTTCTGTTGCAAATGGCTCAATGACGAGTCGGAGTTTGGCGGCATGAAAGTCAATGCCAAGGACAGAGATCTCAATGGTAGATCAACCACGATGCGTTGGT